GAAAGCCGAAAAACTCGTTACTTACTACATCCTCTAATGTCGGCTTAACCGCCTAAAAAACTATTTATTCATTACGTACATTGTTACCTCAAAGCCAAAACGCATTTCTGTAGCTGCTGGTGATGTCCACATGGTAATTTCCTTTGTCTGTAATAATTCAAAAATTATTCAACACAAACTTTTTTGCATTGAACAAATACATAGTAACAGAATCAAGGTTTTTACACATCGGTTAGACTATTAATGTAGCCTAGTGAAAAGCACTAATTAGCGTCTTTCCAATTCAAGTATATATTTACCAAGCTTTGCTGTGTCTTCTTTGCTTAGACACATACCGCCATCAATCTTTTGGACGTTGAGGGTCGGTTTGAGGGGATATGGCTTTGGCATGGTAGTCGTGCAAGCTATTAAAGTGCTGCTCAAACCAATCAGCAGGAGCTGCCTCAATTTGCTCACTCTGTTGTTGCACATCTTTCTGCTCCTTTTTAGCTGCCCACTCTTGATATAAAGCAAGCAGCCGATCTATGATTGCTAATAGGTATTTCATTTGTCTGCTGTAAACACGCCAATAGCGCCTATAACGCTTAAACCAAGTGCGACAATAGCTTCACCTTGCTCTGGTGATAAACTCAAGCCTACGGCTGTTAAAAGGGCTACTAGACCCCTCCATGTAGATGATTCTTTACCACGAGCTAATAAAAATGCTTTCATAACTACTCCTTAAAAGGTTTGTAAGATGGTTTGCCGTTGATAAAAGTTGCTGTTAAGAATTGCTGACGCATTTTAGGGTCAAACGATACATGAACCCATGTGCCTTCTTCAATAACTTGGTCTACTTTAATGCCAGACTTAAATAAAGCTTTAACCACATCAATAGGCTTGCCAAACTTAGCGCAAGTAAAGTCAGCAGCTAAACCGCTCATGTGAGCAGAGTTTACAGAGCCACCTATCTTACGGTTAAGCTCCATGCACCTAAACCCAGAGCTAATACGCAATGGATGGCCTAAGAACTCTCGTATTTTTTCAAGGTTGTCAGCCAGTGTTTTAAGATTGTTTTTAACTGCCTGGGATGGGTTGTTGTTAATGCCGTTACGAACTGCTGTTTGTGAAAAGGTTAGCTCATCAAGCGTAAAGTGCTTACTCAAATTCATTTAAGGTTTTCCAACTTGTAGATTAAGCTTAAGAACTCACCTACAGCCTCGTCTACGATGTTCTGTAACGCAGAGTCATCTTTAGGTATGCACTTGTAACGGTTTTTCTCAATGTAAGCTAGTTTTTCAGCTATGCAGTAGATAGGCTCTTTATACTTTTCTTTCTCGGTCAGTATGGGTATCTCTTTAATAATGCCATAACGACCTTGGTAGGCTTCTGTAAGCTTGTCAGCTATACCAGCTATGTCTTCATAAAAGTGGCCTAATGCTTTGTGTTGAGAATAACTTTTAGTGCGTAGATGTTCTCTGTGTGCTACATCTCTAGCTAAAAACAATGTTGCTATAAATTCACCTATCATTTCATTAAATCCTTTAAAAATAACATTGGTTTTAAGGCTTCAGATTGCTCCATTGTAGGAATTCCTCCAGTTTTATCTCCAGACAGTATTCTAGCCATCATAGTGGCTTTTCTATACTGTGGGTCAGCATTAGCGTATGCACCAAGTCCAGAAAGATTTTGCTCTTGTTCTCTAGTTAAACTTACATTTGGCACACCATTTTTATTCATGTATAAACGAGCAGCCTCATTAACATGAACAGCAGATTTTTCTTGTGGGGATAATTTTGAGTATGGATTTAAAACTACATACTGGTCTTCAGTAGCCATGCCACCTACTTGTGGATTAGATTTAAAATACTGGTCTTCACCAGGATATAAATCCCTTGTTCTTTTAAAAAAATCTAATGGGTCAGCCATTATATCTCATCCTCAATATCAATAATTCCAATTAAATCTTCATCGTATACATTACACTCGTGACAGACATGAAAGTCTATGTCAGCGTCATCTATCTCGTATGGCTCTCCGCAACACTCACATAGCTTAATCTGTTTCATATTTTACCTACAAAAAAAGCCCCGAAGGGCTAGGCATACTTACTCTTAAGATATTTAAGTGTTAGTGGCAATTCGTCAAAACGGCCATCCTCTACATCGTATAACATATAGCACCCACGAAAGTGATTGTTGCCTTGAGCTCCTAAGTAGTCCTCATTATGCTCGTAGCACGATCCGCAAATAATGGCTGTCATCTCTTGGCCGTTAGCTTTCATAGCGTAAGAGATTTGTCTGCCTTGTTGATGGCCAGCAAAGCAACTCATGTGCTTTTTAGATAGTAGTGCTGCACTAGAGCCAATAGGTCTGCCCATAGCACCAGAGGTAAAGTAGTGAGCGTAAGCTATGCCGTCTATCGTTATAACCTCTAAGAACGGTATAACTTCCCAATCTTGGTAAGGCAGGTCATCAATGGAGATAAGGCCGTCTAGCTTCCTATCCTCGTTAATAGCACGATTAATACGGTCTTCATGGTTGCCAAGCGTTAAAACCATGCGAGGCTTGTATTGCTTGTGTTTAAAACTTTTAGCTTGTTTGTTGTAGTCATATATAGGCTGTAAAAGGGCATCCATAGCCTCTCTAGCAGCCCAAATATCTTTTTGGTAGCTACGACCTTCAAATGACTTTTTACCCACATCATAAGAAGAAAGGGACTCCATATCAGCGAAGTCCCCTATACATATAATTACATCAGGCTTTTTGTCTACAAGGTATTTACCTATGCAGGTTAGGAATGTAAAGTCATTGCCATCTTTAGCCTGGACATCAGGCAACACAAAATGTGTCTTAGTGGGTTTTGTCAGGAAGCTCATAATATAGTTGTAAGTCCTCATCAGAGAAAAGCACTACGCAAGTGCCATCCTCTGTATACATTACAAACTCGTCGTTGTCAATACCCACTTCTTCTATTCTTTGACCTACCAACTTGTCAAACAATGCCTCTAATTTTTGTTGTTGGTTCATTTGTCAGCTTTGTGATCAAGCTTCTCAAATATACGGTTAAGCACAGCTTCTAATCGATCTAGCCTAGCTTCTAAGTCTTCTTTACGGACATAGAATGTAGGTAAGTCAACCTCAATGGCTTTTACATCACGTTTAAGGTCTTGGACGGCATCCCAGAGTTGTCTAGCAAACCAGCCCAGAACAGAAAGAACAGTACCGCCTACAATGTTAATTAAGTTCTGAGCGTCCATTTTTATTCCTTAACTTCGTCTTTAGGCAGTTGAGCTTCGGCTTGGGCTTTAATGTTAGTCAATAAGCCCCATGCACCTGTCTTAGTAGGCAATTCACCCAATACATTGAGAATAAAGTTAATCTCTTCTACTGTTAGTTTAATATCCATAATGTTTCCTTTATAAATTAGGCTAGTAGCCGAGGTAGATTATATACCCTAATAGACCGCCTAGTGTAGTAGCTACTGCATCCCATACATCGGGAGTGTGTGTGTCTTGGTGAAAGTAATCGTATATCTCTTTGCCAATAGCACCGACAACAGCAAATAACAAGCCGTAGCCAAATAGCTGACCGATAGCGAATAGAATAACACCCACAAGACAATGATAGATTTTGTCAGATGGGATGTTGTTTAAAAAGTTTAGTATTTTTTCTATCATTTAGCCTCCAAAGCAGCTACTTTAGCCTTTAATTCGTCTATCATCGCTTGTTGTTCTTCAATCATAATTAGTGCCTTTTGTAATGACATAACGGTTACTGCTAAAACTGACCTATCATAGTAGCCCCAAGGTTTAGTATGTGTGGTTTCTACGCCATTTTCATCTATTTCAGTATATGTTTCAGGTATAGGCGCTGCTTCTTCGCCAATAGCTTCATTAACATTTTGAGCATAAAACCCTAATTGTCTGTCCGTACCAAATATAGGTGCTTTTTCTTCGTTATAAAACCAATACCCTGGTTTTAATTTTTGTAGCATTACATCAGGGTTTAATGGTGCGCCATCTTTAATTTTCCATGTTTCATCTGAAACTGAACTAATTACACCTGATGCTGAAAATGTAGCTGCACCTGCACCATAAGCAGACATGGTAATAATTCCATTAGACGCAATACGCATCCGTTCTGGAATACCTGCGCCTGTAGCAAATTTAATTGCACCACTAGCACTATCTGAAGCTAAAACAACGTGCTTGGCTGTGTAAACATAAGCATCACCAGCAGCTAACGCACCATAAGCTGAATTTCCTTGTGTGCCAAAAGAAGATTGACCACTTGAATTTAAAGCGTTGAAGTTAATAGCACCAGTAGCAGAAGAATTGCCTAGTAAAACATTGTTTGCACTAGGGTCTGTGGAATTGCCTATTGATAGCCCACCACTAGCGTGTAGTGTCATTGCTTGGGTTAAAGTTATAGCATTACCTGCTGTGCCTGAAGTATTATTATTATACCAATAATAGTTTCCACCTGTCATTTGGTAAAGAGTTGCGCCAGTAGCTGTATTGGCATATCGCCATGAACCATTAAAATAAGCATTGGTGGTTAAAGTTAACAAAGTAGAAGAAACGCCACCACTAATAGAGTTGCCAATAGTCCCGATGTCTAATGCTTTGTAAGTAGTCCAAGCACTAGGAGTTATACCTAGACCTAGGTTGCCTGATGAGTCAATACGCATACGCTCTGTATTGGCTGTTCCTAATGCCATGTAATCGCTAGTGTGTACATATATCATGTAACCAGCAGCCTGTTGCGCTCCACCACTAGTTCCATCAGCAAAGAATAAAGAACCTTGATTAGATGCGCCAGTAGCAATAGTAATGCCGTTATCGCCTGATGTAGTGCCAACAACTAGATTATCAGCAGCCGAATTAAATGAGTTTGGAATAGCAGTACCAATACCAACATTGCCACCAAATATTAAATTGCTTGTTCCTGTTGGGTTTCTTAATAATTGAACAGAACCTGCTGGGTTATACAAACTAAAGTCTGATGTGCTTCCAGTTTTTCCGCCAATGGCTAAACCATCAACTGAGTTAGTTGTAAAGGTTGCTGGGCCAAAAGTTCCAGTGTTGACAGTTATGCCACCATTAGCTGTAATTAAGCCAGCAGCAGTAGTTGTGCCAGTTACAGTTAAGTTAGTAACAGTTTCAGATTTACCATTAGCATCGCTTAACAATTGAAAGTTAGTGCCGTCATACATAATTTGAACAGCAGCACCAGAGGCAATATCACCTGACACTAAAGCTGAACCATCTGTGCGAACAATAGACTTCAAACCAATAGAGTTGATGTTAATCGTTACAGCACCTGTAGTCGCATTAGCCGCAATAAAACGGAAGGTTTGACCAGCAGCATAGGCTGTCATCACAATAGGCGCTGAAGCCGTTATAGCGTTCGTTCCAGATACACTTGTAAGGTAGGTTAAAGTAGAGTCTTGAACCTGACCTGCCGAGGCATACATAGTTCTAGCAGTAGCGTTACCTACATTCGTATGGGCATAAGTACCCATGAGTAGGTTAGCTGTAGGGGTAGTCTGACCGTCAGCAGCAATAGAGCCTGTTAAAGCACTAGCAATGTCTGATAGTGTGGTATTAGCCCATGATGATGAGATGGTTGACCCAGTGGTAACTGGATTACCTGCTGGTAACGAGTATGTTCCTGATCCGTTGCGTGCCATTTATTGCTCCTCTTGATTTGATAGCATTCTAGCTAATAATGCTGCTGTTTGATTTGTTGGCAATTGCGTCATTGCAGCTTTAACATAAGGCGATGCTTGCTCTGCCATTCTTGCAGTGGCCCCGGCACCTTTAGCCATATTGCCTACCATTCTAGGTGATTGTAACGCTACTAGCGGTAACATTTTTGCTGAAACTAATCCTTTTAATACGGCAGGAATATGTCCCAATGCTGAAGCTCCGGCTGCAATACCTTCACCTTTTAATAATCCTGTAGCTAATTTATTTTGTGGCAAATATGTGCCTAAATCAACACCAGCCTGTGTAGCAAGTTTAATTTGCTCTGGAAGATCTAACTTTGAAAAATCTTCAAAAGATGGAAACTTAGTACCGGCTGCTTTTGCTGCATTCCATAAACCCCAAGCACCTTTTTCAGTAGCGTTATAATGCTCTGCCGTAGACGCAATATCATGAGGTAAGCCTAGTTGCCTGGCGTAGTTATAAATCATGCGTGACTCAGGCATAATTGGTATTTCTTTACCGGCAGCTAGTGCTGCACTTAACTCAGGCGATCCAGATTTGCCAACTTGATACGCAACATTAAGCGCCTTGGGGTCAATGATACCAGAAGTTCTACCTAAAACAGTAGCAGGTATTTTGCTTAACGCTTCTGTAACAGGCTTTGTATACTTGCCCATGTTAGGAATGTTTTGACCTATGGCAGTCATTGCCGGGCTTACTTGCCCTACTTGACCGATGCCTTGCAATCCTTCAATCCCAGACTGTCTAGCAATTTGACCGGCTTGTCCCATCATTGTATCTGCTGGCCTTTGACCGCCATATACAAGATCTTGCATAGATCCAAACTTACCGCCAGATAGCAATTCAGCAGTTTTATCAAGTAAAGTTTTTTGCCTTACCTGTGGAGTAGTGCCAGACATAGGGCTTGGTACATCACCCATATTGTTAGATAAATTACTATGCAAGCTTTGCAGACCTTCATTAGACAATTTGCTTAAATCATTTGCCTGTAAAGCCATCAAATCTGCATCTGATAATCTGCTCAAATCCATTATTTGCGTCCTTGTCTACGAGCTATTTCAGCAGCAATATCATTTGCCGATGGAAGTGCTGCTGGTGAACTACGGCCACTAATTTGATTTCTCATAGCTTCTCTGACATGAATCGGAGATTTCATGGCTGCGTCAATTTCCCTGTTAAGCATATTTAAAGTTGCTTGGTATGATTTTTGGTCAAACGCTGTAGACAATATCTTACGAGCATGGTCTTTATCAGACACAGTAGGTACGCCAGTTGGACTAATTGCCCTAGCGTATGTGTTAATAATACCGTTGTTAACCGCAGCAAATTCACGCAATGCAGGATCGTTGGTTTGCTCATCAAACATGATTTGAACTTTACCAAACGGCAGGATTTTGCTTCTTGATACTGCCCTAGAAGCTTGCTCTGCCAATGGCAATAAACCTTGGAATTCAGCACCAGCCAGTTGCACGTTTGCACCTTTAACACCGGCAGTTCTTTGAGCAGCACCAAAGCCCATAAACTCAGCATTAGCAGCAGCAATGTCAGCGCCTGTCATACCTCTGTCACGCATTTTTTGATTCATGCGTTGACGAATAGCGCCAATATTTGCACCCGTCATACCACGACCACTAAACACAGATTTGTCACCAGTTAAAGCTTGATCGGCCAACATATCTATTGTTTCGCTGTCAAAGTTGTTGTCTTCTTTTTTGTTAATTTCTTGTTTTCTTAATCTTAAAGATTCTGTTTCATAAGCAGACATGGGTGGTTTTGGTGTAATTGCTGCACCAGGTATTTGTTCAATTTGGTTGGTTTTAATGTTTAAGCCAAAGAATTGACCTGTTTGTGGATCTTGTTGAACATTAGCGTAATTAGATTTAGCAAGTTCTTCTTTTGGGTTTTGATAAAGAACATTACCTTGTTTATCAGTAAGAGCAGCACCTTGACCTACAACCATAGGTTTTTCTTCTGTAAACATATTGCCTAATTGCATTTCTAATAATTTAGGCGCTAAATCAGGTCTTGCTTGTAATGCTTTTGCTAAGAATGCGCCTTTATCTGGCATTGCTTGCGTTTCATTAATCATTGGCTGATTGCCAGACTCGCTATAAGATACATCTAATTTTGCTTCAGGTTTTAACAGGTCTGCTAGTTTTGCATTTTGTGCGGCTTGATAATCACCATATTTTTTCATAGCAGCTTTTTCTTGCTGACCACCAGCATATTTATTAGCCAATGAAGCTAAATGCTGTGTAAATGATGGGGCTACATATATGCCAGAAACCATTTGACCTTGAGGTGCTTCTTGTTGACGCAAAGCATCAGCAAATTTAAGCCTACGTTGCAACTCTATTTGCATCATTGCATCGTCTTGAGGCACTTCCTCTTGACCACCAAATGTAGGAAAGTATTGTGCAAGATTCATATTAAACCCCTAACATTGCGTAATTAACACCTTTGAAGCCATTATCCATTTCAACAACAGCCTCAGGCATAACTTTTTCAACTTCTTGAGCAATAACGCCAACTTGCCTACCTTCTGGCAAATCATAACCGTCTTTATAATTGTATGTATAAAGATTTAATCCGTTATTTAATGAGCCAATTTTTACAATGTTTTCTTTAGCATTAATATCTGAAGTAAAGATTGCCGGGTTACTTAAAGCAGCACCACCAAGACCCATTAAACCGCTCATAAAACCACCACTAGCAGCGTTCTGTGCATTTACATTTGCTAATTGAGCATTATAATTTTGCTGAGTAGCACCAAGCAAGTCAGCACCAGCCACTTGAGGCATTTGTGCGCTTTGAGCATAGCTTGGGTTTTGCACTTGAGAACCTGTACGCAACGCATTGATGACATTAATAGGTTGCATTTGATTGTAGGCTTGTTGTTGGAAGCCTTGTTGTTGTGCTTGATTGCCAAGTTGAGCATTAGCCAAACCTTGTTGAAATTGTTGGTTAGCAGCTTGATTACCAAACGCAGCCAAATTAGCAGCATTACCTGTGTTTTGTGCGGCAGCTTGGTTAGCCAATTGAGCAGCACTAAGGTTTTGTCCGAATTGTTGACCAGCGGCTTGATTACCAAATTGACCACCAGCAAGTGCTTGTTGGAAGGCTTGTGAATTAGCAGCGTTTTGTGCTTGTGTCTGTGCTGCATTTTGACCAAAGCCTTGAGCTTGTGCTGCATTAATAGCTTGTTGTTGAGCAGCGTTTTGACCAAACTGTTGTTGATTAGCTTGCAAGCCAACACCCATGCCTTGAATAATGGCACTAGTCATAGCATCGTTTTGTTGTCTGCCCAAGATGTCTTTAGCAGTAGAGTAAGCGTTAGAGCCTAAGCCAATACCTTGATTAGCTAACCGAGATTCTTCAGCAGACCTTTGACGCTCTAAGTCAGGCTGTAATCTACGCATAATAGCGTCAGAGAATGTTTCGCCTGGGTTAATGCCGTAAGATGGCAAGCCTTGAGTGTTAATTTGATTTTGAATTTGACCGTATTGGTCTATGTTAGATTTTAATGCTGGAACACCAGACAAGTTTAACGATGTTTGCACATTAGGATTAGCTACATTGCCAGTTGCGCTTTGAACATCATAACTTGTAGCTAATTTGCCAGTTGGCACATTGCTTGTTAAGCTAGGCAATTGAGATAAATCAACACCAGGTTGACTTAATACATTGTTAGCGTAATCTAAACCTCTGTTGGCTGTAGACAATAAGCCTTGATTTAGTCTGCTTTCTTGCTCGTAGATAGCTTGCTGTTCTGGTGATAATGTTTGTGTCGCAGTCCAATTTTGACCAGTTTGATATTTATCTGCTGTTGGAGCTATTGGCGCAATAGGTGCTTGAGTTGTTGGTTGATTGGCAGAAAATGAAGCCATACCACCCATGCCACCCATGCCACCGTAATAGTTGTTATTAGCAACTGGCTGAGTATTGTAATTTTGCACTGATTGATTGTAGTTTGCCAATTGAGATTGGTAATCAGCCATAGCCCTGTCATAAGCGCCTTGGTCAATTGTTGGAGTCATTGAATAAGTAAGATTGCCGTAAGGCGTTACTTGATTTACACGATTAGCAGCCGTAGTGTATTTGGCTGTTTCTAAATTACCAGCAGCAGTAGCATTAGCCGCAGCAGTGTAGTCAGGTGCTGGTGGTGCTTTAGCTTTACCGTTAGCCATTGATATGAATGGGTCACGAACACCTTGCAACCTTAATTGCACAAATTTACCTAGCATTTTTTTTACTCCAATTTAACATTTTGCAGTTTTCAGGCCATAGCGTCATTATGTGTAAATCACCATTACGACCTGCGTCTTTTAAAGTTGCTTCTATTACAAAACCTATCTTGTGATTAAGGCTTATTGCTTTGTGGTTGTCCGCTTCTACTGTAGCTGTAAAACGCTTAACCTTTACTTGATTAAATATGTAATTTACTACAGCTATCCAATAGCTTTTTGTAGGTGGTGAATCAATGCGTTGATGACCAAACATATTGTTGCCATTCCAGTTTTCAAATGCTGTGCCAGCAACAATAACGCCATCTTTCTCCCAACCAAGAGCAGTCATGCCCTCGGTATAAGAGCCTACCTTTTCCATTACCCACCTAGCTACAAATTCACCTTGAACTAGCATTAAAGTATTGCACCGCCCTCAATTACGATGTCAGTTGATACCCAGCGCACTTGTAGCTTGTTACTTACTACCTTAACAGTAGGCGCACCGTAATAACCAACACCGTTTAGACCTTGCCAGTATTGTAGGACTTGTAATGTGCCACCCCATACTGCTGAATCCCATGTGCTTGCATCCCATACGCCATAATTAACTGGCACATAGTTTAAAGTTGAGGTTGTATCTGTCGTGTCAAAGTCAATGTTGATACCAGCACCAATAGCAGGGTTGCCATCTGTGCGGATAATAGGCCGTGACATAGTAAATCGTTTAAGCAAACCAGCACTGTTAAAACTGTTAAAGGCTTGTAAACCATACGCTGTAATGTTGTTGGTATCGTCTGCTTGAGTATTCCATGCTTTAGCTACATAACCATTGCTGCCAAAGTAAGGGTTATCGTCTAACATTTCCATGCAATTAGCGTTCCAGCCTGTGTAGTTGCACCAAGCACCTGTAATGGTGTTCATTACAAATTGTTGCTGGTCTTGGCCTTGTTGCACTGGCACATTTAGCCATAATTGGTTGATGTTAGGCACATACATTAACTGCCAACCAAAGTTAGCGTTATATTCTGTTACGGCTGAACTAATGGCAGACTGTATCTTGTCGGTAATGGCTACCTTAGGTTGAACCCTAGATGATTGCAATGCACCTGATAATGGCACTACACCATCACGACAGATGATAAGCATATCGCCAGCGTATTTGTATAAGCTTCTAGCACCTACTGGCGCACCTATATCCCACACACCTACCATAGCCCAACTAGCAGCCAATGACGGATCGCTACCTTGATACACGATAATCTGACCTTTGTTGGTCATAATTACATAGTGGTCATTTACACCTTGACCAGCATCAATTGTCCATGTGCCATGAGCTACAATGTAACCGCCCTTGGTCATAAACGCTGATATATCTACAGCACCTGCTGCACCACCAATAGATTGCACTGGCAGATACCATACTTTTAACGTGCCTTCCTCAATAAAAAACTGACGGTTAGCATAAAGTATAGGGCTGTTTAATTTAGTGGCTGTAACGCCTGTTATTGAAGCGTTAGACCATGTTGTGCCGTTATACACTCTTGGTGTATCAACACCATTGGCCATTGATAGGAAGTTACCACCAGCCGTAGCTATGTTAAGGTATTGCCAGCGTGAGTTAGTCAATCCTGTAAGCACTGCTGCACCTACTGGGCCAGCTGCTGTAGCGTCATACACACTGCCACCAGCAATAGCAAATAGCTTGTCTGTAGTAGAACCAGCGTAAGCCATTAAGGTTTCTACCTGGCCACTAATACCTGTAGCGTGTTTAGAGTAACCATTGCGTAATTGGCACTCGGTTGTTGCTGGAAACCAATTGGTTAAGATAGGTGCATCTAACGGACTCATGGCTGCTAGTGAATCCCTAGCGTTCCATCCACCTACTGGTGCTGGCAGTGATACTGGCTGTGATACAGCTCTTTTAGCTCTAGCCATTGTTAAGCTCCGTAGTTAGCGTCTGGAATGTTCTCCCAACCAATTAACACATTGGCTATTCTTGGGGCTAGTGATAATGTAGCAGAACCAGCATCATTGGCTTTAGCAATGTTTAGCTGCATATCATAATCACGCTGGAAGGATAAGGTGTCAAAACCTTTTATCTCAAAGTATTTCTTTTTCAAACCCAAAATCATTAAGCGATCAGGGAATATGCAAGTGTCTGTATCGTGAATAAGCGATGCTTGTGTAGCACCTGTAGCAGATGTTGCCCAGTTGCTAGAGATATACTCAAAGCTTAGGTATTCGTTAGTAGATGTTAGTGGCCAGATTTGAAACTGTTGACCCATGATACGCCAACGAATACGAGGGCCAGTTGAGATGTAGCTAGACTTTAACCATTGCCATTGTTGTGGTGTTTCTGGGCCTAACATCTCCCAGCGTTTAGACTTGTCGTATTGTGTACGGTCTGTAATACGGTCAAAGCCTGTAGGCAGTTCGTATTTGACTTGACCAAACACATAGTTACCAGCACCATCGCTAGTAGCAGCACTATTAATCGTTACAGTAGTGCCTATGGCTGATGTTACGGCTGTGCTTTGTATAACACCTTCGCCTTGCACTTGAAAGTTGTCAGCACCAGCAGCGTTAATAAAGGCTACAACAGCAGGATCTACACCTGTAATTGTGTTAGTGCCATAAAGAATAGCACCGTCAGACTCAGCGTATTGTGAATACCAGTTGTATTCAATGTTTAACGCTTCCCATGGGTATTCTCTTGCAAGTTCGTTACCTACAGCATTGACCAAGTAATTTAATTGAATTACATCGGCAGCAGTGTTACCTGCTACTTGTTGAGGCACAGCTAGGCCCATTTCACCTGAAGCTTGTTGCACTAATTGCAAGAGCGTACTTGACATATTATTCCTCTACTGTTTCCTCTGCCTTAGCCTTCTTAGGCGTAGCTTTAGGTTGATTCATTTTCTGAGCTAACTCTGCTAGTTGTGCCTTAACTGCCGCTAATTCCTCATCACGCTTACGAAGCTCGTCTGCTTGTTGTTGAACTAATGCTGTGCCTTTGGCGCTAGATAAGAAAGCTTTTGCCTTGTCACGCAAAGCAAGTGGTGACATACCTGCTGCCATACCTAGTGTGCCTAATTGGGCATCAGAGGCTTGTGCAACCTGCTCTACTGTATAAAATTTAAAGTGTTTTAACTCAGCCGCTGAAGCTGCGTTTAATACTGGCCAATCGTGAAGCAATGTGCCTTCAATATCGCCATCTGTTTTCTCGTTCTGATACCTTGCCCATTGAATAGGGAAGCGTTCTTTGTGTTCTGTCGCAGCAAATGTGTCAATGACTGTGTGAGTGTTGCCTGGAACTTCAATTAATACAAAGTCTGCCATTTCCATGATAGGACGGCCTTCTAAAGCACTCTTGAACTCGTTGCTTACTGCTCGTTGGTAAAACTTAACATTTAATCGTGAATCTGGGTTATTTACATCTGTGTTGTATTGCATTTGAATCTCCAAAGTGGTTTGGGGTTTGTAGATAACTCTCAAAATGAAAGCTACCTAGAAACCCACCTCCGAAGAGGTGAGAATCTTTTAGATTACACTGAAGCTTCGCTGAACCAGCCGTAATCACCTGCAACCATTGCTGTTGCTGGTGAATCGTAAGTACCGCCTACGTTAGATGCTGCAAATGTAGTTGCGTCAATAGAGCATGTTGTATCTGATGCTGAAATTGAGTCACTTGCTTTTGCAAATACATAACGACGTCCGTCTGAACCCCATACTTGTGTACCAAGTAAAGCGTTTACAGGTGCGCCAGCAGCAATTTCTACTGCTGTAATAGTGTCAACCAAATCAATCCCAGCAAGTGGGGTTACTGAATATGCCATGTTATTTCCCCTTAAGCCTTAAGAACGCCACTGAATTGTGGACCTGAGCTTGTCATGTTACCAGCCCAACCGATTAGTTTAACTACAGCGTCTTGGTTTACAGATTGACGCTCGCCACCGATAGGGGCAAAGTTACGATCTGTATGTGGACGGAAGTAGATGTAGTTAGTGTTCAAGAACCACATATGGTTTGCAGTTGCTTGAGAACCAATACCACCACCTAATACTACGTCAGCAGATGTACCGCCACCGTAGAATTTCAATGATGCGAAACCAGCAGCACCTTCGTCAACAGAAGTTACACGTTGGATAGCTTGCAATGAGTTCACATACAATGAGTAGTAGTTGTTGTCAGCTACAATCAAATCAGCCTTATCTTGACCACGAACTAATTTAATAGCTAGTTGAGTCATGTAAGATTGAATGTTAGCAGCAGATACAGCAGCACCGCCATTAGTTACGCCAGAGAAAGCTTGGTTTTGCCAGAATGACCATGTTGCACGGTTAATACCACCGTAAACACCAGTAGATGGACTATCTGCAACAGCAGCAGCCAAACCAGTTAAGTTTTTACCACCGTTACCAGTACCGTCACCGTAGATGTCAGTTTGAATACGATTCATTAACTGACCTTCAGCAACTTGTACACGACCTTCTAACAAGTCAATGATTGCCTCTTTAGAACTGTTTTGCAACATTTCCAAGCCAGAGATGGTAACAGCAGACGCATACTGAGCGATAGAGAATTGAGCTGCTGAGATTGGGCTGTTAGGCGCAATGTTCAGAGTTTCATAACCACTGTATGAGTTTGTGTTGTTTGTGTTGGAATCGTTGTACATGATTTCTTCTAAAATCACGTTACCGCCTGAGAATGGGCGTACGTTACCACGTTTGCGTAAACGGTCTAAAACCGCATTGTTTAATGTTACGTTATCAGCCAGTTTGCCACTACGACTTTGGATGGTAGTTGCAATAATGTCTGACACGGTTGAATTGGCAAAAGCCATAATGTCACTCCTTATTTATTGTCAGATTAAACCGCTAGAATGTTGCTCAAATGCTTGCATAATCGCATCTCTAGCAGAGCTTGCGGACTTACCACCACTAGACCCTGACGCTGTAGGCGTTGTTGACTTTGGTGAAAGTACCTTCGCTTTTGCCGCTGCTACCTTTTCTCGTTGAGCCGCTTCAGATTTGTGCGCTTGTTCAGCACTTACTTTTTGAAATACGTCATCGTTTAATCGGATAGCTTTGTCATAAGCTGATTGAAGATCGTTTGCCATTCCGCTTTGGAGTAATCCAGCCATGGTTTCACGAACTTCTTCAAAATAAGGTTTGTCATCTTTAAATGACGCAATCTCATTCTGCAATTGGGCTTGCTCCATTTGCTCTTGTGAGCTTTGGAAGCTTGTCCATTGATTCTTTATTTGATTTAACTCTTGTGCTAATTGCGAGAACTGTGGGTCATATCCTGATTGACCGGTCAATTGCCCTAAATTAACACCATACTCGTTTGCCAACTGAGCAAATGTGTTTAACTTCTGCTGTGGCGATCCATATACCAACTGTGCATGAGCATTGCCCAGGCTTGAAATCCATTGCGCTGGCGATATGTTGTTTTGTTTTAACGAATCTTCAAATGGTCGTATGGCTTCTACAATTGGAGCTGCCATATCCCACTGATTTTTGTAAGTTGACACACCTTTAGCGTAATCAGCTTCCCTTTGCTGTATATAATCCTGCAAAGTTGGGTCTAACTTACCCCAATGTTCCTCGTAATCCTTTTTCCATGAACTAGGACGAGGTTTTGTAGTTATTTCTTGTTGCTCTTGCTCAAAATTATCAGCAGATGGCTCTGTAAGCTCTTTTGAAGCTGTTTGAGAGGTTTTAGCGAACTTGCCTGACTCATCCCTAGGGCGAGAAGTTTTATCGCTTTCTACAGCGTCCTGTGAGGTCGTATTTTCTGTTACTGCTGATTCTGTTGACTCAATAGCGTTTTCAATTGTATCTCTTAGGCTAATTGGCTCATCCAGAGTAGTCTGGTTATCCATTTTGCTTTCCTTATGTTAAATTATGCTGATAGGTTTGCTACAAAGTTACCGTTGCCTAATGCGTAGAATGTGCAAGTTTTACCTGCGCCTACTGCTAGTGCTGCGTTAGCTGAACCTGTACCAATTGCACCGCCAACTGGAGGCCATACATTGATTGAGTTCGCTGTGTTGTTAGCAATCAAGTAGCTGTCACCAGAACCTGCTGTTGCTGGCAATGTTGGGCCATTTGATGCTGTAGATGTTGTGTAAACTACAAAATCTGACACTAATGCTAATGAGCCTTGTGAAGCGCCTGTTGCTGTTTGTGCTAATGTTACAAAACCTGTAATAGCGTCAGCCGTTAAACCTGGCACACCACTACCGTTTAGATTTACTGTTGTTGTCATTTGTTGCTCCCTTATTAATAACGCAATTTGTTGTAAACTTCTCTTGCAATTTGCTCTTTCAAGTTATCCCTAGGTCTTTCTGGATTCTTTATAGGCATATCACCTGCCTCTATGCAATTGTTACGCTTTAGATGCTCTCTGTGGGCTTTCTTGCCCTCTATCATGCGACCATCAATCATAGACTGATAGGGCTTGTAGTCTTCACGGACATAAGGCAACGATACAGTGCCTTGTCTGTACATCATGGTTAGCTTTTCTTGCCAAACTTTTTCGCCTTCTTCGCCACTAAGATTCCATCGCTCTAGGAAGTCAGCTTTCATTGTTACTAAATCGTCTTCTTGCTCGTCTTTCTTTTCTTCTAACCTTACTGTGCGATCTATCTTGTCGTAATTGTCATCAAAGGTTTTACCCTTCATGCGAGTCTGTATAGAATCGCCTGTTATATCGTTTTTAGCTGCCATGGTTACATAAGCATTAGTAGTAATGCCTCGTCCTCCTGTTCTTGCTGCATTTCTTGGAATCTGCCAATGATTTGTTGCACTAGCTCCACATTTTGAGCCAACTTGCCGTAATCAATGGAATGAATTGACAAGCCTTGTGATGGCTTGACGTATTTAGCTACCTGTTCTTTTAATTCTGCTGCTACTGGCTCTGCAAATAACTCTTTAACATGGTCTTGCATCTCAGACCTAGCTGACCTGCGTATATGTTCTTTCTTTTTCTTACCTGCACCGCCCCTAGAACCCCATACATCAGGACTAGGTGGTATTACAGCGTTAGCTAATGAGTTAAATGCCCTTGTTGCAAATGCACTAAACCCAAACATTATGGCCCCCAGACAGCAGTTACGCTGCTTGATGACCCACCTAATGAGATTGTTGTGCCGTTAATCGTAATAGAGCTGTTAGTTAGCTGACTATTGCCTATACCTGACAATGTGCCACCTAGCGTTATATTGCCTGTGCTAGTAACTGTGCCGCTTAAAGTAATGCCATTGACTGAGCCTGTGCCACTTACGCTAGTTACTGTGCCTACTGTGGGAGTTGTCCATGTTGGAGTATTGCCTGTGCCAGCAGAAGTTAATACTTGTCCACTTATGCCTTGCGAACCATCAAAGCTAGTTGTGCCTGTTACGCTTAAATTTAACGTGTCTAAATTTCTACCAAAGAAACCATCACGCCAATTTCTACCACTTGTGCCTATGTCTTTAGCATTGTTGTTTGCTGGCTCTAAGTCAGTAGTAATGCGGCCATTTACAGCTATGCTATCGGCATTTGAACCACCCAAAGTAGTGTCATCATTAACCACTAAATTTGTTGCTGTTAAAGTGTTTACGCTAGATACGTTATTAGAGTCATCAATAATAACGCCTGAATTTTGTATTAGCTTGCCTGTGGTCAAATTATAACGAGCAATAGCATTGTCTGTCGCACTTGATGGCCCTACTACATCACCACCTAAGCCTGTAGCAGATAATGTGCCACCAGCAAAAGCTATACCGTTGCCGATTGTTACGTTACTTGTACCGCCTGTGCCATTACCGTATAAGATAGATGTGCCTGACGTAGCAGGTGTAGCACCTACATCACTAGCCGTTAATACGACAGTGCCTGTGTAACCGTTTACAGATGTTACAGCGTCAGTGTTGTCTATCTTTTCCCATACAGAGCCGTTAAACACAGCCCAATCGCCTACTTTCCAATCAGTAATGCCGTTTAGGTTAGTAGAGCCAGCAACTGACACGACATAGTAAAAGCCTTTAGTGCCAGCAGAGCTAGTTAATGTAGGCGTGTTAGTAGATGCGTTCCATGTGCCTTGGTAGTTTAAGTCACCCATCTGTGGAATTTGACTTACAGGAACTTTACCGCCAGCGTCTAGTGTAGCTACACCGTTAGCAGCACCAGCAGTTAGGTAGGCAGCAGAGCCTAGTGAGCCTGGTTGCACAGCCGTATCAGCCTTAGCACCTTGAGCAGCAGTAGCAAAGCTAGAAGCGTTGTAACCACTATCCTTGATTAGCTTACCTGTCGTTAAGTTAAACGCAGCAAAGTTGTTGTTTATTGCGCTAGATGGGCCAACTACATCACCGTTAGTTACCACCTCTGAAGGTAGATCTAGGAATATATCCTTAGTGCCGCTAGGGAAGTAAACCAATGCACCACCGTTAGATGATGACAGCACAGTATCACGACTAATGTAATTGCCTGTTGATACATAAGTGCCGATACCAACTTCCCACTCGTTGTTGTTGTTATCTACAATCGTGTAGTAAGTAGTGTTACCGTTGCCAATAACGCTAAACGGTTGATAGTTAGTCTGAGCGCCAGCTAGGGCTGCATTACCTGTACCAGCGACAGCAGTGGTTTCTAATACTCTATCCGCTAGAACTAATGCCATTATGCCACCCCGATTATTTTACCGTCTGCACCTCTTACAACTTGCTTAGGTTTGGTTAATTGTTGCACCAAGTTTTCATGCGCCATTTGTTGTTGCATTAAAATGTCTTGATTATTCTGTGCTTGTGTTTGCGTCATGATGGCCATATTGTTGTTTATGGCTTCTACTAGGCTAGACAATGCTGAAGTAGGTTGCTCAATGCCACCAGGTGTGACCTCTGTAAGCGTTTCCTGCTCTTTGTTAGCGTTAATGTCTAATGACTTGAGGTGTAGGTCTGTTTTAGCAGACATCTCAGCTATAAGCACCTTTGTGTTGTTCTCTAGCTCTACTTTGTATCGGTCAAACTCTAAGCGTTGAGCTTCACGTTGAGCCTCAGCTTGCATTTCCATCTGTTTGATTTGAGCTTCCATCTGCATTTTTTGTTGCTCTGCTTGGGCTTTAATCACTTCAGGGTCTGGAGCTGGTAGTTGTGGGTTAGCAGCCACTTGCATTTGTTTTTCTTTCTCTGCATCAGCAAATGTATCAAACTCACCCTCAAGCGTACGACCAACTCGGAAGCCTTGGACACCAAACTTGAGCAAGTCCATCAACAATGGAGTCAACTCAGGCACAGCTTGAGCGCCTTGTATAGCTTTCTCAATGAACGAGCTTGTAGCTTGTAAGAACTCTACACGATCAGACTTCTCTTGGGCTTCGTCAGCGTATAGCATAGAGTCAGTAGCAATCTCAATGCGGAATGTACGCATAGGACTGTCTTTTAGCAACTCAATAGCTTGTGGCACTAATTGTTGGTCTACTGGACTTAGCAACTCTGCACCACCAATTTTCATAATGGTCTCAGGTTGGAAGTGTTGGCAGATAATCTGTGCTTTAATCTTAAGTATTTGTGAAGCAAACCGGGCCACTTCGTCTTGGTAAGTCTTAAGACGTAATGTAGCGTACTGGCCCTTGATTTGTTGAGCAGTTGCTGTTTCGTTAGCGTTACTTGCACCACGAACGATGTCAGATATACCTGTAATGTCGTAGATTTGCTGTTTAACTTGACCCATAGCTATGTAAGCCATGTTCAATGCGTTAGCAATAGGTGTTAGATCAACGAATTCTACAGCACCACCCAAACCACCTTTTTCAGCAAAGGCAGCGTAGTTCTTAACAGGGATAAGTGTATTGTTGTCACCCTCTGTAAATAAACGGCCTAGGTCAGCATTTGCAGCGTCATAGAAGCCACGAACCTTCATAGCGTCCACTAGACCCTTAATACGGTCTGATAGCGTGTCTAGCTCGTTAGCTTGGTCTTGGTATAGAGTAAAGTCTGGAACTGGTACAAGTGACTCGTTGGTCAATGTAGAGAATATAGGCTCTGGGCATGGGAAGAACTCCTCTAACTGTAGTGGGTCTTCACGCTTGTCTAGTATCTTGCCCATGGATTTACTAATCCAATAGACGCACTTCTCTTCTTTGTCCCATACTTCGTAGATTAGACCACGCTTAGTGACACCCTCAGTCATCTTAGTGCGAGGCTCATCAGGTGAAGCGTCTAATGGTATTCTTTTCCACAAGTCACCAAACTTGTCTTCAGGGAAACGCTCTTTAAGCATAGGGCGAGTCATGTAGACTTTACGCCATACACATGACACCTCATCCCATGTCCTAGCAGAGTTATGACCAAAGTCACGCCAATGCACATAATCTACTGGTGTTTGCTCAATGTCTAGGTATTCAGATACGGAGTCACTATCTAGCTCGTCTTCAGAGATGAATGTGTCATCTGTTTCAATGATAGGCTCGTAACGAATCCATGATGTACCACGGCCACCTAGGAATCTGTCATAGACGCATGAGTTAAGCGTGTGGTAGAAGTCCTCGGTGTTAGTTACCTCAAAGTCTAAGGCACGTTCTAACAACATAGACGCAACACGAGCAACAGGATCGCTGTCCTTATGTCTGCGTGATACATCAGGCTTAGGCATACGGCTAAAGGTTGCAGCCTTCAGAGTCTGTACATTAGCCCACAAGATGTTGTAGTGAGATTGAGCCGTAGTTGTTGTACGGTCATCACGGTAGCGTTTGAGTATTTTCTCTACACGACCTTCCCACTTAGCAAACTCTTTGTCGTATTGGCTAAACATATCAAGGTATGTTTGTACCTCTGACATTATTTGCGAAACCTTAGCCATGAGTTATCCTTAACCGAAGAATACAGTTGCGCTTACTGTGCCGCTAATAACAATGTATAAACCACTTGCTACTGACGCTGGGATTGTGTAATAGGTAGCAGCTGCTGGTGTAAATGTTTCAACCACCTTAGCTGTTGTAGTTGTAGTAGCTGAATCGTAGATAGTGATTGTAGGTGTGCTAGACGCAGCAGATACGAATATGCCTAGTAGGTCTGTGCCTATTGGGCTTACATTGCCTGTCGCTGTGATTAGCTTGTAGCCACCAGTAATTACTGAGTTCATGGTTAAATCCTTTTAGGTTGTTTAGGCTGTGTGGCCCATAGTTCGTCTAATGTGACATCGGTCTGACCGACCATAATGCCTCTAATTGGTTTGTCTTCTACCACAGGCTTATGTTCTTCACGCCAGTTAATAGCAGCATAACGCATAGCATCTGCCGCATGAGATGTCCAATCGTGCCTAGGTTTATCCCTAAACATTTTCTTGTCATCATCCCACTCACGCTGATACTGTTTGAGAGCCTCTAGGCCATCATAACAACGCTCTTTATCAAACCATGCTTTAGGCATCATTTGTCTTACCGCCTGTATGCCATCATGTAGTGATAGGCTAGGTGTGATTGCCATCTTAGTTATGCTCAAGTGTTCGGCCAACATCTCAATGACTGATTTACCACCAGAGGCCAAGGTCTTAGCTCTAGCATCGTGTGGTAGGAAGTGCGTCTTGTATTTATAAGGCTTGCTTAGTATGTGTGCAGCGTAATGGTCAATAGACTTACCACTAGCAGCGTAGAAGTCAATGAAGTGAACCTCACCTTGTATTACCTGATAAGTAAACACCGCAGTATCGTCTGAGTAGCCTAAGTCCCATGCTGTATACACAGGGGCAAACTCATCATACTCTACGCCAGTTATGCGTCCATCTTGCTCTGCTTGGTATAACTCACGGCCCCATATTGCACCAGGCAATGCAGCATCAAAGTCACACTCCATCTCTTGACGCCAAGCGTCTTCAGATAACTCTTGCCTTAATGAGTCAATCTCTGATTGCGGTAATATGCCTGAATCACTAACTGTTATTTTTAAAGCCAACCAATCATCGGAGTGTATGGCTTTATCGTATGTCTGCCAAAAGGCGTTTCTGCCCTTAGGAGTTCCGATTATGACCGCTTTACCTTGTCTATCAGCCAACGCAGGACGGATGATGTACTGGAATACATTAGCCCTCCAATCACCATACTCATCACACACAATGCTATCAAGATAAAGACCACGAAGGCTGTCAGCATTATCAGCACCAAATAGCTGAATTCTTGCACCGTTCTTGAAATCAATGCGTAGCTCTGACTCATTAATGACGATGCCATCAATTACCCTAGTAAAGTATTTAAAGTAATCCCATGCTACAGACTTAGCCTGTTTATAAAATGGCGCTATGTATGCTGCACGAAAGTCATTACGCTTGCTCATCACAGCTTCTTTAATGAGCTGGTTGACACAGGCTACTGTCTTACCTGCCCTACGGTGGGCAACTATTACCTTCCAGCGCCTATTGCTATTATGCAAAGGCATAAACGCTTGACGAGGCTTATAGGGTATTACTATTCTTCCCATGCGTATATTGCAACACTACCAGCGTGTTCGTTTACTTGCGTTTCTTTCCAGCCAGCCCTTGTCTTTAACCAAAAGATTGCAGCGCTTGTGTTGCCGTCTTTAGCTTGCTGAAACAATGTCTGCCCAATAGAAGCGTTAGCATCTACACGACCAGCATCTAACTCTTTTTTATAATACTTAACAAGCGTATCAGAGCTTATATCAAGCTTATTGGCTATGTCCTCGTATGTAATACCCACAGCAGATAAGGTACGAGCAACCTTTTTGCTTTCCTCTGTAGGTTTATGTTCTTTTCCTTGAGCCATCTTTATAACTCCGAAAGATTGCCAGCTAAATGCTCTGCAAGCTCTACGCTCATAATAGCTATTAGGGCCACTTCTAGCTTATCTTTGTTAGCCATAGCGTCTAAAGCCTTTATAGCCGCATCTTTATGCACATAAGCACCAGCGTCTATTGGTGACTTGTCATGCTTATATCGTATAGACCATCTTTTAAATATCATAGCAGCACCGCTTTCTTGCCAGTATATTCTTCCCAACGCTTAACTATAACATCACAATACTTTGGGTCTAGTTCCATCATGCGACAATGTCGTGCTGTCTTTTCGCAAGCAATTAAAGTTGAACCTGCGCCTCCAAAAAAATCAAGAATTTCATCGCCTGATTTGCTACTGTTTTTTAATCCATAACATACAAGTTCAACAGGTTTCATTGTAGGATGTAAACCTGATGAATCCCTTTTAAATTCCCAAACATCAGAAACACTTCTACTTTCTACATCTCCAGCAAATACACAAAGTTCATGCTGAAACCTATAACCTCCTTTACCCATTCCAATAGATGGCTTTTTCCATACAATACAATTTGATATTTTTCTATGTTTTGATATTTCAAAATCAGTAAAAGAATATGCTCTAAACCCTACCCAAAAATACCAACTTGCTCCTTGTTTTGAAACAATAGATGCAACTGTAATTGCAGCAGAAATAATGCTTTTTGCTTCATCCATAGACGCATCACCTTTTATGCTGCCTGATCTTTGCATATTTACACCATAAGGTGGATCAGTAAATATCATGTCAGCTTTCTGCCCATCCATCAATTTCTCTACCGCATCAATGCTTGTGCTATCACCACACATTAAACGATGGTTGCCTAACTGGTATATATCGCCTAGCTTAGTTACAGGCTCATCAGGCACTTCAGGCACAGCGTCTTCATCTGTTAGGCCATCTGTTAGCTCTACTGGGTTGAGCAACGCATTTAGCTCATCAGCGTCAAAGCCTAGCAATGACAAGTCTATGTCATCGTCTAGTTCTTTTAGCTCTAACGCAAGCAATTCATTATCCCAGCCACTATTCATAGCTATACGGTTATCCGCAAGTATGTATGCTTTACGCTGGGCATCACTTAAATGAGAAAGCTTTATAGTAGGCGCTTCTAATAGCCCTAGCTTTTTAGCGGCCATTAAGCGACCATGGCCAGCAATAATCCCGTAATTGTCATCAATTAAAATAGGATTGTTAAAACCAAACTCACGAATACTAGACGCAATTTGAGTGACCTGGTTGTCATCATGCGTTCTAGCGTTATTAGCGTACGGAATTAGTTTGCTAACTTCTATATATTCTATTTGTTGATCCATATATGTACATAAGAGTGGTCTTATGCCCCATAATTGTTAAGTTACATCATTAATGCAGCCGCTAACTTCTTAGGGTCTTTCTTTACGCCCTCTGAAGCCATCATTGCTGCCTTGTCTTGTGGAATACCTACACGCTTTGCAATAGACGAATCATGAGCAGCAGCTTGAAACAATCTGTGCTGTGATGGTGTATATGGCATATAGTTATCCTTTGAATAGATGGGCTACTTGCATAGCTTTCACCCAAAAAAAATGGACTCAGCTTTTAGGAGAGTCCGAACCCAACGGAGATTAGGCTAAAGCTTGGTATATGAATCATATAGACGCAACTATACCAGCAAGTCGAATGGTAGCATATTTTACGCTAAAAGTCAATACACTTGACCGCTTATTTTCAATATAGGTTCTTTTCTGTTAGTTTTTGCTGCAACATGGCCATTGCATTGTCGTAATAGCGATCTAATACTTTCATGTCCATCATAGTCTTTTGGCCTAGGTAAATTACATAGATAGCATTACGCTGAAACGATGGCAAATCGTCTATTACCTTGTCTACCACCCTAACAGAATGACTATCAACCTCGTCAGCTATGTCATCAAACGAGTGTACACCGCCTGTATGAAAGCCAGATGATTTAGACTTGTAGCCTAGCTTGTTGTTGTCTGACTTCATGTACTCACGCCACATATCTAAATAATATATTACTCTACCTAGTTCCATTAAATGTAATCCTCGTATTTTTCTAGCATTTGGTGTACCTCGGTGTATGGCACAATGACAACCTTGCACATACCGCCTTTAACTACATCTCTACGCACTAGCCAAATAAAATCTACTTGCTCATCATCTTCAAAAACGCCACAATGTTGCAATGCGTCTAATACAGCTTTACAGCGATTGTCTATGTCATATAATCTGCGTGTTGGGGCATATAACGCAATAAATATAGCAAGCCGACCATGTATCTTTGCAGACTTGTCTATTACTTCTTCTTGAACTTTTTCTCTAAATTGATGAGCTGACTTTTTTAAAAATTTTCTATGGCCAGACTGTCCCCACATATGGTTTAATGTGGGAGGAAAAGGAAGTGTAAGTTTAATCATTTAACCACCAGCATATCATGCTCAATAAAGTATTGCATAGTCATCCTGTGAGCCAAATCCCACATATCCCTACGGTCTTGTTTGTTTAAAGCCATCCCGTTGTCCAGCTCAAAATGACATCTAGCGCACATAGCAGCCACCATAGCGTCACTAGCCTTAATTCCTGTACCCTTACCGTCACGCAGTTGATTAGAGTGTGCTGCACATACTGTGCCATCCATAGCGCCACATGATTGACAAGGTATCTCACGACATAGCTCTAGCAGTTTCTTGTTTCTGTAATTAGGCACTGTATTCCCCACTTAAGCTTGATTGAAAGTTAGCTTTATATTTTGAGTTGTCTTTCTTAGGTATTACCCAATGATCTGTGTCCAACTCTTTGTGTGACCTAATGATATCTGGACTAATACGACCTTCATAAATTGCATCCCGTAATGCTTGGTGTATTCCAGGATAATTAGCGTCAAAGTATGCTCTTTTTAAGTTTGTTAAATCTTTACATTGCTTAGGCCATGGGAAATTATCTTTTTTTGTTGTGTGATAAAGTTTTGACCTAGCTCTGCCTTCTGATATAAATTCAGACCACAAATAGCCTTCAGATTCAAGATGTTTACAGTATTCTGTAACAATATGTGGGGTTAAATTCATTTTTCTAGCAAGATTTACTGCAAGAGATGGCTCATCTTTTAAATGTAAATACACTACCGCTAAGTTTAAAGCTCTGCTTTCTTCTTTTAGTTTGTGAGCTTTTTCTAAATTGTTTGGGTTTGCCATTATATTTCCCTTGCAAATTCTTTATGAAAAATTTTTCTTGCGCTATTTATGTCAAATTCAGCTTCATTTATATTAGAAAAATACTTTAAATAAACTCGTTTTCCATTTGAATATAATTCAGCTCGCCATTTTTTATGATATTTATCAAAATTTACACCTTTAACTCCTGATGTATTTCTTTTTGTTATTTTTACATTTTTTGAATTTTCTGATAAATTACATTCTCTTAAATTTTCCAATCGATTGTCTGATCTATTTCCATTAATGTGATCTAAAGATTTGGGCATTACACCATAAGAATATAACCAAGCTAAACGATGAGCTGAATATATTTTATAATCAATGCCAATTGATAAATATCCAGTATTTTTAATTGACCCCGCTAAACTACCTTTTGTAACGCATTTTTTGTAAACTTTCCAAGTAAACAATCCTGTTTTAGGATCATAATCTAATAGCTCTTTTAATTTATCTTGTGTCATGTTTAATCCTGTAAAAAAACACCACGCAAAGCACAATAACGCTCAACTTCGTTCATAAAAGCATTTAATTCTTCAACGCTTAATTCTGCGGTAGATTTTAATGCGTAAATAACTCTGCCATCTGGTGCAACAAATTCATTATACCCTAACCATCTATCTTTTGCTAAACATTTCCACCATTGGTGTGGATGGTGTAACCCATCTTTACCCTTTAAGCTTTCAGCCATTAATTGAAACAATTTATGTAGCCTTGAATTTTGGGGTAATGACCGTCTTTGACTTTGACCGCACAATTGACAGACTTTCGGTTGGCTTTTCTGCAACATATAGTGTTGCCTCCTTGTAATTTGAATCTTCGTATTCTTGCTTCCAGCCTTTACCTATATAAACTTTACCTTCATTGGTAACAACTTTCCATTCCTCGGCATTGTTGCCAAAATGCTTGTAAAACTCGGTTTCACTAAATTTCATACGCTTTGCCCTATGTAAGTAGCTTTGCTGTCTTTAAACTGCACTTCTACAGCACAGTCTTGCCCTTTGGTTGCATGAAAAAGCTTCCATACTCCAAATCCCATGGAAACTACAGCAATAAGTAGCAATGTTGCTACAATCACTACAGCTCTATCACCGGCCCTATTACAATTACAGTTGCGGCCTTGATTACAGTTTTGATTACACGGCATATTAATCTCCTTTAAAGTGTTGCGTCACCTAATTGTTCAATCATTTCATCAAAAGTAAGCTTTTTTTCTACAACTTTAACAGTGCCAGTAGCTTCATAATTAAAGTAACGTATTGGCTCACCATCAAAGTCAAGCAAAACCCACATAATTTTATCTTTTGTCAAATTTTAATTGCCACACTTTTTCGTGTTGGCTTCCCTTGTATCGCATAGACGCTGCATCAAACCACAATGCAATCTCGCCTTCCCATTCACCATGGCGCTGCTTATCACATATCAACAAGCAATCAGGTGCGTTTAGATCGTCCTCTTTTGCCTTGCCAGTTCTTACTGCCTTCTCTTTACGCTTATTACGCCAGACGGTCATTACATTGTCTACCTGGTTAGTAATGTCTGCCGATCCAGCCACATCCATCTTGTTGGGTGGGCTAAACTCATCCTCACCTTTACGGCTGTGAGCAATTAAATGCACATGGACATTTAAATCCCTAGCCGCTGCACAAAGCTTATCCAAGAACTCCTTTTGAGCGTTCATGTCATCAGACCTTACACCGCACTTCATCAAACTGTCAATCACAAAATGCTGCACACCTAGCGTTTCAGCCACATAATACAAAACAGCAATTACACGCTCACCGTTTACAGTTCCTTGCTGGTCATACATATACAGCCTGTTATCTAGGAATGTAAAGTATTCACCGATAAACTTTTCTGTTGGCTTTTCTGTGCCTGTGGCCTGTCTAGTCATACGCTGTAGGGTTGAGTATGGGTGCATCTCAAACGAAGCTACACAGACCTTAAAATCCTGTTGCACGATAGAGTTGATTACCTGTCCAACTAGCTGACTCTTGCCATGTCCGTTAATGCCTGACCACAGACTAACCTCACCTAAACGCAACCTAAACTGGTCAAAGGTCTTTTCCCACGGAAGCTTAACGCCTTGCATCTGCTCGTCTTTGTAAAAGTAGTCTACAACCTCTGACTGATACTGGCTTGCTGACTTAACATTGGCCTTGTCTTCTTCCCTAGCTTTCATAAAGCCTTCAAAGTCAACTTTAGGCAACATCATGCTTGCTCGTTTGCGTCTAGCCTCGTCTAAAGCTGTAGCGCCTCTTTCTAGGTTACTCATAATCAACCGCCTCTCTAATTCGTTCGTAAGCTAACTGTAAACGCTGTAAGTCAGTTTCGTCAAGCGGTTTATTTTTCTTTAACTCAAACGCAGCTAGGAGAACGATTTGCGACTCATACTTGATGGCCTCTAAGATGTCTGTAGCGTAAAACTTCTTCTTAACTGGTGCTTTGTGGTGTACCTGCTCTGGGAACAGATCGCCAATGTCAACGCCTATTGCCCCAACAACATCAACAGCACTGCACCCAGCAAAGCAATGCAATAGTATGTGGCCGTCAGCCTCTTCTTTAATGGATAGGCTAGGGCTTCTGTCATCGTGAGCTGGGCAGCACGCCAAATAAGAGTTGCGACCAGTAGACTTAACTTTGTTTAAACGGCCTAATAGATTGTTTATCATATAGCACCTGCAAATATATCGCTGTATGAATTACGACTTTCTTCACCCGTGTATTGAGCAAGATTTGTAGCGTTAAACAAAGTAACTGGACGCAAGTATTCATTCATTTTTTTGTCTTCTAGCCATGAGCTGCACTTATTATCAATTACCTTAAACATGTCTTCTTTCGTATAACCTTCATTTATTCTTGCTTTAATTAAATCCAAGTTTGCTCTGACAGGTTTGTAATTTTTATTTGCTTTACGATTAAGGTAATTAAGCACTTCAATATATTGTTCTTGGTTAATAGTTGTTAGTTCTTGGTTATTGGTTGCCTTTTGCTTGGGTTTTTCTAGGTTACCTAAAATAACCTGCTGGGTTTTCTTCGGCCTACCGCCTAGCTTTCCATTCTCTCTGCTTGTATCAGCTCGATTATGATAAGCGTCAATTTCCTCGTCAATTCTTTTTTGCGAATAGCCATTTTCGCCTTTAACAAAAAAATCATTAAGGACATTTTGTAAGTTTTGTATGCTATCAGAACCTAGGCTTAACCTACGCAAAACCTGCTGGGTTTCTACTGGGATAGGTGTTTCATCAAGATAATACCAATCAATCAAAAATCGATATATGTAATGCTCTATTGGCGTTAAATGTGAGGTATCTTTCCTATAATCAGCAACATTAAATTGATAATAGTGCATAATTTTTCCTAAAGAGAATTTTCTCTGGCATACCTTCCCAGAGCGTGAAGCTTTTTATAATAATCGGAATGTTTAATACTTGATATACATAACATACCTTCGTAATCTATGTAATTAAAGCCGCCTATTAAAAATGCAAGCTCCGTTCTTTCACCAGGCATACCAACTGGAGCTAAAGAACAAACCCATTTTAATAAGTCAAATTCATCGTGTATTGATTCGTGGCATGATTCGCATAAAACAGAAAGCTGATCGGCACGATACTCCCAAGGCTCATGACCTTTAAAGTATTCTTTATGATGCACATTTAATGTTGATTCACTATCGCTGCATAATTCGCAAGCAAAATCAGCCTTTTGCATAGCTTCAAGCCTAAGCTTTTGCCAGCGAGGGTCTTTAAGTTTTTCGTAATAAGTTTTAGCGGCCATATTAGTTCCTATTCAGTAGCGGGCTGGATGATAAGTCCAACAAGTAAAAACCACGCACGGAAGTCAACGAAGTAGTTACCGACTCCGCTATTGAATAAAAACTAATAGAATTGAATTGCATTTGCACTCCGTATGTAGTATTGGGTTATCAAGCCAATTAAAAACAGTCTAGCACAAACACACCTAAAAGTCCAATTAGTTTTACTTATGATTAACTTGTGATTAATAAAAAAATAAATGTAAATAACGCTTGACAGGTTCCAAGTCTGGAATATAATAAACACATCTACAACGCAATAGGAGATAAATATGAATTTAGATACAGTATTTGTTTACAGCTCAAACCCAGATTTACGGGGCAAAACATTTGATGTGTACTGGACTTTATTAGAAGGTCAGTCAAAAGTTAAGATTCCTGATGACATTGTGCTTCACTCTTTAGAGCAATTAGACAATGCAGAAAATCTTTTAACTGGTTTAGATGATGCCAGTATTAAAAGTGTAATAAATTCAGTTTACGAGGTTGTTAGCAAACGCAATCTAGCTGAATACATGAGCCAATTTACACCTGAGCAACTTCGTGCAAATGATAACGCTGTAGCTGCTTATAACACTTCAAGGGGATGGACAAATGACTGATTACAAAAATTACAAACCAAAAACAGACTTAACACCATGGATAGAAGGCATTTGCTTTGTTGGTGTAGTCTTATTATCAATTTTCTTATTTTTGCTACTGGCGGTTTAATATGACATTTCCTAAAAACATTGATTGGGAATCTACAGAAGAAAAACATGAAGCTGCGTTTTGGAACTGGTGTATAGAGCAAGGTTACCATAACGAAGATTATGTATTAGATCACTATGTAGATTTGTTTGAAAGTTTTGCAGATGGTCTTAATGAGGAGGACTTTGTATATGAGCCAGCAACAATACCAGGCTGAAGTAATGGACGAGCTGGCCATGCAAGAATGGGTTGATTATCCATCAGACATTCAATACAGCTCTTTACTTGGATTATCAAATGTATGTTTAATATGTGGCAATCCGCAAAACAATAAAACAATCTGCTGTGGAACAAATAGCTTTTGCAATACAAGAGATTGATGTATAATTCCAATTTTGGAACAGGAGAAAGTAGTGACGATTTACACAGTAGAAGAAATAGCGCAACAAATGGGCAAGTCTGGCAGATGGGTCAGACAGCTTTGCATCAAGGGAAAGTTAAAAGCAATTAAACACGGCCATACTTGGGTCATATTGGAGGCATGGAAATGATTACACATTTAAATTTAGAAGCTGGCGTTACTTTAGAAGTTGAATACGATTACGAGCAACCAACCTACGCTTACTTTGGTGACTTGGAAGCTTTAACAGAGCCACGAGCTGAATCTAAATCAGCTTTGTATTTAGGCGTTGATGTATTGCCATTAATTCGTGCGTTAGGCTTGTATAACGAGCTTAATTTGATTCTAGTGGCAAACATGGAGGCAATTGACGAATGAACTATTCTGAAATCAGAAAGGTAAATGTAAATGAGCATATTGAGCAAAAAAATGGGCTTAACTACTTATCATGGGCATGGGCTGTTGACCAGTTGTTACAACTTGATCCTACCGCAACATGGTCTTATGGGGAGCCAGCAAGGTTTGGTGAAACGCTCATGGTCTTTTGCACGGTTAAAGCTTTTGGCAAAGATATGTGCGCTCAATTACCTGTCATGGATTATCGCAACAAAGCTATTGCAAATCCTGATGCAATGTCTGTCAATACAGCGATGCAACGGTGTCTTGCCAAAGCTATTGCGCTACATGGTTTGGGGCTTTATATTTATACAGGTGAGGACCTTCCTAAGGAAGACACTACTGAAAAGCCTAAGACTTTAGAATTAAAGCAGCCAGAGTTTTCAAAAGAGGAAATGGACATCCTACACAGTTTAGCTGACGGTTTCGTTGCCTTTGTAGCTGAGGGCCAATTTGACGATGCTAAAATCACATGGGACTCGCTTGATAACGAGCAAAAAACAGCTTTATGGTCGCTGTTAGACAGTAAAACTCGGTCATCATTTAAAAAATATCAGAAGGGAGCATAATTATGGTTGAAATAGAATACGATTTAGACGATGAAGGTAAGTCATTCTTACCAGTTGATGATACTTTGCGCTTGGTAATGTCACCTAGGAACTGGCAATTACAAAAACTACATCATTCAAAAAAAGATGGTGAAGTTTGGTCTTCATTTAGATACTATGTATCACTAAATAGCGCATTAAAAGACATAATGCACATTAAGTTAGCAAAAGAAAGCTTTAATTCAGCTAAATCATTCTTAGCCGCTAGTGATGCTGTAATTAATGACATAACCAATAAATTTACCCCTCAACTTGAAATTAGAAAGGTTTAACATGGCACAATATGAGCAACGAGATAACAGCGGCAGTCTTTTTAAGAACAACCGCAAAGAAAAAGAAGCACATCCTGACTACACAGGTAACTGCATGGTCAACGGCAAAGAGATGCGTATGTCAGCCTGGTTAAAAGAAGGCAAATCAGGCAAGTTCTTTAGCTTTTCATTTAGTGAGCCGTATGTAAAAGATGGTGAGCCAGCTAAAGCAAATGGCTATCAACCACAGGATTTAGAGGATTCTATACCTTTTTAAAATATCCCTTGCTAAATTATCGTTTTTGTGGTATGCTTCAGTCTTAGATAAGAGATTGCCATGAAAAAATGTTTTAAATGCAATGAGGAAAAACCAATATCTGATTTTTACGCTCACCCAGGCTCAAAAGACGGACATCTTAATAAATGCAAAGCTTGTACAAAAAAAGATGCTTACGATTTAAGGCACAATAGTGATAGTAGAGAAAAGATATTGGCTTATGACAGGGTTAGAGGAAACAGACAGTCGTTAAATTATTTGCAAGAATATAGAGAAAAGTATCCTAAAAAATACAAAGCTCACATGCTTGTAAATTATGCAATAAAAAGCAAAAAACTATTTAGAGAGCCATGTCAAGTGTGCGGCAATAACGATACTCATGGTCATCATGATGATTATGCTAAACCATTAAATGTAAGATGGCTATGTGCTGAACACCATCGTGAATGGCACGCAAAAAATGGAGAAGCTCTAAATGCTATTTAAGAAAAGGGCGAAAGCCCTTCTAGGAGGCAATATGCTAAATATTTTACCGTATTATCCATCAGTAGGCATGATTAATGATTTAAGACTACTTTCACCACCTCCAGAACACCTCGTAGAGGCACGTAGAGAGGCCGTAGAGCTGTTAAAAATTAAACTTGATAGTAAGTATCGTCTGCACCCACAAAACTTCGTTAAACACATCAAAATGAGGTAGGTATGAAAATACAAATGGATTTTGAGGATAACGACAATGTGCTGCTGGATATTAGGGAAGCTTTGTTTGTTACTTTGCTTAAAGCTGAATTAGCAGATAACGAGCTGTATCTTGAAAGGTTTATACATAAAGATGACCAGGCTGTATATAAAGCAAACATCAAAGCTTGCAAGGTCTTATTAAGTCATTATACGGTGCAGGAGCAAACCTAATGGATAAACTTGATGATAGGAATGTTGATAGCTTTGGGGAATCTGTCCGCAGAATAGTGTTAAGTTTGCCTAACACAACAAACAATAACTTGGGCCAGTTGATTGAAAATGTATATTTACGGTTTCAACGAGAAGCTGAACGAGATGCTAGGGAGGCTAGAAACAAATGATTATTGAGGTAAACGACATTGATGAGCTGGCTGATGGCAGCGTAGTTTGTGAGTTATATATGGATAAAGAAGCTAAACGATGGTTAATTGAGCGAGGTTTTAATTCTTTGATGTCAGATGCGTTAAAGAAAGACCCAGCTTGGTGGACTGAAGAAGATGAGAAAAGGGTTGATGTTATAGGGCAAAACGGCCCTACAGGAGAACACTATGAGTGATGGTATGTCAGAGCAAGCATGGGAAGAGTCTATGGATCAAGTAGACGCTTTAATGAAGCAGGTTGGTGGCAATCACTACGCTAGTATGGCTATACAGCCAGTAGAGTTTATAGTGGCTAATAACCTAACTTTTCTTGAGGGTAATGTGGTGAAGTATATATCTAGGCATCATGCTAAGAACGGTGCTGACGATGTAAGAAAAGCCATCCACTATTGTGAATTAATTTTAAAGACCGTGTATGACGCATCATAGAGCTAAACTAACGAATCAGCAGGTGATTGAAATGCGTAAGCAACACTTAGCTTATGTGATTGGTTATGAAACGCTAGCTAAACGATTTGGCTGCGGAGTATCAACAGCTAGAGATATTTGCACTTATAGGACGAGATATAATGTTAGAAACGATAATTGAGTATGTGCTGTGCTATTCAACAGCTTTTGGGCTGGGTCTAGCTTGTGGATTGTTTATTGCTTATAAAACAAGTAAGGCGTAGATTTGGTAGTTGTTTCATGTAACGCAGAAAGCCGAAAAACTCGTTACTTACTACATCCTCTAATGTCGGCTTAACCGCCTATAAATATATCACTTTTTTGCGTTTAATTATTTATTCATTACGTACATTGTTACCTCAAAGCCAAAACGCATTTCGGTAGCTGCTGGTGTAATCCACATGATAAATCTCCTAATTAGTTAGCTCTTTATTGAGCGTATCTTATAGTATCAGAATTAGGTTTTTTACACATCGGCAGAATCATTAGTTATAACTAAGTTAAACAAGGAATAAACTCATGAATGAAAATGACATACAAAAAGAAAAAATAATCTTTCTTATTTACAAAGCTATTGAATCAGAAAAAAACAATGACGATCCATTAAAATTGGAAACCGAGCAATACATTGAAATGATTAACAACAAATTAAATTCTTTATTTACCTCTTAATAATTGTTGTTGCAAAGCTTGTTCGTATTTAGGCATTATTGAATCTAACCATTGTTGATTAAATACTTGAGTTGGTTTTGCTTGTTCTACAGCATAAGCGTCACCAGATATTGGCATATTTTTCGCTCGTCTGTTTGCTATAAAATCAGGGAACCAATCAGCTACAGGTAATTGAACGCCAGATTGACCATGTAAGTTTCCACCTATAGCAGTATCATAAGTTGTATGTGGCACTTTTGGATTTGTAATTATCAAATTATTAGGGTCAACTTTACCGATTCTATAGCCAGAATATCCGTTTGGCGTATCTAATAAATTAGGGTCTGTAATTGCTTTTCTTGTAGCCGCTATGTCAGGGAATCCTGCATTTTGATACTTTCCAAGCTCTACAATGTCATGAAAGTTATGTCTTAATTCACCAGTTTTGTGTAACTGAGCAATTGCATCGGGATGATCTATGCCTAACCACTCTGGCCTTCTTGCTCGCAAATCTGCATCAAACTCTTTTTTGGTTTTATTACTAATTTTCCCTGATTTCATCTGCTCAATTAAAGCGTCTGTCATCATGGTGTTATAGTCAGTTGCTCCGTGACCTGCTGTAGTCCCAACCAAATAAACATCATTACCTTTGTCGGCAATAGGTCTAATTTTATTGGCATACGAGGATACTCTGCCTTGGTTTGAAGCCCACACAACATTGTTTGGGTCTTGATAATCCATAAACCTAAAGCCACCCTCAAGCGGAACTGGATTATGCAGTTTTTGATTATTTATTTCATGCAATAATCCAATGCCAGATCTATCGCCTTTTGCAACAACCCCAACACCGCCATAAACTGATTCAGGTGTAACTATTTTTGGAATTGTTAAATTTTCCATAGGAGATACAACGGAGGTCATCTCGTGAACTGGAACTTTTAATTTTTTGTCATTTCCAACTGGATGCCAATATCCTAAAGCCTCAGCTTCAGCAGCAGACATTCTTTTACCTGCATTTTTTATTGTTCCACCCATGCCAGCAACAAAAGGCAACATTCCAACTGCATTAAGGGCGGCATTGCCATAATCACCTTTAGCTAAATCTTTAGCAGCCATAACACCGCTTTGTATGTCACCAGTTACAGGCGCAAAACTATTGGCAAATAAAGCTGCGTCAACTAATTCATTTTTAACATTGTAATCAGCAGGTAAATTATAAACGCCTTGCTTGCTACCCATGCCTTGAGGAAAACCTCTTAACTGGTTGACCATTTTAGAATTGTCAATTTTAGGCGCAGTAAGATTAAGAAGAGCTTTTACTAAAGCTTGATTTTGATTTTTATTTGCCATAACGATACCTATTTCAATGTTGGAGCTATTTTGTAATCCATCAGCAATTTGGCACGATCCATAATTTGCTGTAGGTCTTTAGCGTCAGAGCCAATGTAGCGGCCATACTTGTTATTTGTTGCGTCCATGTTAGCTTCGGCTTCAGGTTGTCCAGGCTCAATAAACTCATGAAACGCACCCATTGCAGTAGGTAACGCATTACCGTATTTTTTAGCAGCCATGCCGGACCAAACTAAATGCCTAAATGCATCAGCAGCACCGTTATGCTCTGTGTCTTTGCCATAGCGTTTAATTGCCTCTTGCTCTGCTAGTGACTTAGCATCAATCCACCCTGGGACAGGTTGCCCTGCAAAGTTAGTTTCGCTAAGCAATGCTTTAGCTAGTTTTTTACGGTCTGCCATTAGCGTCTTTCCAATTCCAATATATATTTACCAAGCTTTGCTGTGTCTTCTTTACTTAGGCACATACCGCCATCAATCTTTTGGACGTTGAGGGTCGGTTTGAGGGGATATGGC